GGGAAGTAGCAAATACCAATATTACTTTAGAAACAAATAAAAACGAATATAAAATTTTTAGAGCAACGTCTGATGGTAATTCTGATGGAGTTACCTCAACTTTAACTGCAGCCATAGCCACTACAACTGCAACTGCTGGAATTACTATTGCATCTAAAAATCGTATGCCTGATTCAGGAACAATTAATGTAGGATCTGAAAACATTTCTTACACTGGATTTAGTGGTTTAGAGCTTACAGGGGTAACTCGTGGAGTTAATGGGACTACTGCAGCCACTCACTCAGATGGAGCCGCAATAACTAATTTTGTTAATCAAGCTACAGAAATTTTAGAGTGTTCTTATAGAAATAGTTCTAATGTTGATTCTCCTTTAGAAAAAATAAACAGATCTCAATACCAGGCTTTATCTAATAAAACTTCAACAGGTCAACCCTCACAATATTTTGTTCAAAGATTCATTGACCATGTTTTGATAACAATTTATTTAACTCCAAGTTCTACTCAGAACGGAGACGTTATAAATTTTTATTATGAAAAAAGAATTCAAGATGCAGGGGCTTATAGTAATGCAACAGACGTACCATATAGATTTGTACCTTGCATGGTTGCAGGTTTAAGTTATTACTTAGCTATGAAATATGCACAACCAAGAATACAAGAATTAAAATTAATCTACGAGGATGAATTAGCTAGAGCTCTAGAAGAAGATGGATCTTCAGCTAGTGTTTACATTTCTCCTAAAACTTACTTTCCGAGTATATAATTATGGGTAACACAGCAAGAGGAAAACACGCATTATTTATTTCAGACCGATCCGGTCTGGCATATCCATACACTGAAATGGTTAAAGAGTGGAATGGTGCAAGAGTACATACTTCTGAGTATGAACCTAAACAACCACAATTAGAACCTAAACCTTACACTGCAGATCCTCAAGGATTAATGCATCCAAGACCTGCGAGAACAGAATTTCCAACAACAGATTTTTTACCAAAAAATCCATTTACGATGACTGACTCTTCAACTCAAGTATCTGTTAATTTTCCCTTTAGTGGTTATCAAACCGGAGACTTTATTAGATTTTATGACGTAAAAAATGTTGTAGGTGGAGTTGCAATTTCTACTTTACAATTAGAAACTACTTTAAATGGTGACATCACTGCAACAGCTACTTCAATTACTTTAACAGACTCATCTGCTTTTCCTAGTCAAGGATATATTGCAATTGAAAAAGTAAATTCAACATCTGGATTGTTTGAAACGGAAACTATTTACTATAATGGAAATACAGGAAACGTTTTATCGAATTGTGTTCGAGGAACAGCTGCTCCTTTCAGAGGACAGACTCCCAAAAACACACCCGCAGGTGAACACTCAAGTGGAGCAAAAGTTTACAGTGCTTATGCAGTAACGATGGTTCCAACCGTAGTTACACAAGCGGGTCAACCTTCAACTGTTACAGAATTTAACAGTTTTACTTTTAACTTAATCAGTGCTGCGAGTAGCACAGAAACAGGAGGCGGGTTCCAATGTTTAGCTGGACCTGTTAATGATAGAGCATGACATACGACGAATTAAAACAAAAAATTATAGACTACACAGAAGTATCAAGCAACGTATTTACAGATACTATTTTAAATGGATTTATTAATGATGCTGAATATAGAATTTTAAGAGAAGTAGACTCCGATAATAATAGACGTTACGCTACAGCTAATTTAATTGCATCTACTAGATTTATAGATGTACCAACAGATTTATTAATTGTAAGATCTGCTCAAATTGTAGACTCGGATTTAGCGGATGGAAGCACCGATCAAAACAGAGATTTTTTACAGTTTAGAGACACCAGCTTTATGTCGGAATTTAACCCTACAGCAACTACTGGAGTGCCAAAATATTACAGCAACTGGGACGAAACTAGAATAGTAGTGGCCCCTACACCAAACGCAACTTATACCATTCAGTTAAATTATATCTTGAAACCAACTGGATTATCTAGTACAAATACCACTACATACTTAAGCACCGAATTTCCCAACGGCTTATTGTATGCTTGCCTAGTCGAGGCTTACGGATTTTTAAAAGGACCCGTTGACATGCTCCAGTTATATGATAAAAAATATGTCGAAGCAGTCAAAGGATTCTCAATAGAACAAATGGGAAGACGAAGACGAGATGAATACCAAGCGGGTGTTCCTCGAATAGGAAAACAGTAAGGAGAAAACTATGGCTATAACACAAGCGATTGCAAACAACTTTAAAAAATTACTACTAGAGGGTGACTCTAATTTTAAACAATCTGGTGGTGATAAATATAAGTTAGCTCTTTATACTTCTTCAGCTACTCTTAATTCAGCAACAACTTCTCTATTAACTTCTGCACCAACTAACGAAGTTACATCAGCAAACTATTCAGCTGGTGGTGGTGCACTTGTTAATGCGCCAACTTCTTTAACAGCTGGTGTGGCAAGAGCAGATTTTGTTGACCTGTCATTTCAAAACGTTACATTGACAGCTAGAGGAGCTTTAATTTACAACACATCATCTGCAACTACTAACTCTGCAGTTTGTGTTTTAGATTTCGGAGCAGATAAAACAGCTACTTCAGGTACGTTTACAGTTCAGTTTCCAGCACCAACATCAACAGCAGCGATTCTAAGGATCTCTGGTTAATCGTAGGAGGTAACCTCCTATGAGTGGATCAGGAACTTGGGGCGTCGGCACATGGGGTCAAAACCAATGGAATGATTTAGCAGACCCGACTTTTACAGTCACGGGTATTGCCCTTACTGCATCTTTAGGAGACGAGTCAAGCTCAACTGAAATTAATTTAGGTTGGGGTAGACAAGAATGGGGTCTTCAAGGTTGGGGTATAGCTGGTACAACTATTCCTACAGGTATTTCCGCATCATTTAGTTTAGGGACTGTTACTACAACAGCCGATGCAAACACTGGTCCATCTACAAATAACAATCAATTATTAACAGCCGCTCTTGGAAGTGTAACAGCTACTGGTATAGCTGAAGTTCCAGTAACAGGTTTTGCACTTACAAATAATTTAGGAACAGCTGATGCTGGCCCTGATGCAATGTTAACAGGTAATCAAGCTACTATGGGACTTGGTACTGTTGAAGCATTTAACTTAGCAGGTTGGGGTAGACTTGGTTGGGGAGACAATGATTGGGGTGAGCCTGGTAGTTCTGTACAAGTAGATGTTTCTGGAATTGCAATGACTGCAGCTTTAGGATCTCCAACAGAAGTTACTGGTGATGCAACTATTGTTGCTAATACTTTAAACGTAGCACAATTAACTTTAGGTGTTGTTGATCCTGCACCTGACGCGGCGGTAACTGGAAACTTCATGATAGGTGCTTTAGGTACTTTAGGGTTCCAAGGAGATGTTTTACCTGTTCCAACAGGTATAGCAATGAGCGCTAATTTAGGGAGCGTAACAGTAGACTTAAATCAACAAGTAAATGTTACTGGAAATCCTTTATTAGCAAGGGTTGCTTCAGTATCTGCATTTACAGATGTCAACGCAACTTTTAATGGTTTTGGGTTGACTACAACAGTAGGAAGTGGTAATGCTCTTATCTGGAACGAAGTAAATACCGGTTCCGCTCCAATAGATCCTCCAGGCTGGAGAGAAGTCGTTGCATAAAGAGTTTGACACTAACTCTTTATTTTTATAAAATAAACGATATAAGGAATTTAATATGGCGAATTCAACATCAGCAAATTTAAAACTTACAGTACAAGCAACTGGAGAAAATTCAGGAACTTGGGGACAAATTACAAATACTAACCTTTTAATCTTAGAACAAGCTATTGGTGGTTTTACTACTTTTAATATTACTAATGCTGCTAGATCTTTAACTTTTACTAATGGTGCTTTATCAAATGGTAAAAATGAAGTTATTAAATTAACAGGGACTTTAGCTTCTAACTTAACAGTAAGTATTCCAAACTCAGTTGAAAAAACTTATTTAGTTGAAGATGCATGTAATCATGCCGGAAATACTTTAACTTTTAAAACTGCATCTGGAACAGGTGTACTTTTATGTGAAGGAAATAATTATACATTATATTCTGATGGAACTAATGTTGTAAAACTCCATGAACAAAGAAACTGGAGAGCAGTATCAGCAGCAGAAACAGTTCAAGCTGGTGCTAAACTTTTAGTAAATACAAATGGTGGAGCAGTAACAGTTACGCTCCCAGCCTCACCTGCTACAGGGGACGAAGTACATTTTGTAGATCAAGGTTATGATTTCAATACTAACGCATTGACTGTTGGTAGAAACTCTTCTAATATAGCTAATGCAGCATCTGATCTTGTTGTTAATACTCAAGGTGCAGCTTTTTCATTAGTATTCTCAGGAGATGCTACAACAGGATGGACTTACACGGAGAAATAATATGTCAAATTACGAAGCAACAAAATACGATTTTTCAGGAGCAAACCTTACAGGTATCGAGGGAATTCCTACAGCAACTATTGTGCCGTGGTCTTCTGCATCAGTGCCAACAGG